GCCGCGAGCGCGGGCAAGGCTGAGATCGTCAGGCTTTGGTGCCCAAGCGCGAAGGCGTCGGTACGGCCTGGCCGAACAACTGAGTATGAGGGGGCCGCGCGCCCCCTTTCCCCATCATCAATTCAGGAGTTCGGACCAATGGGAGAAGATACCGACAACAAGCCGCTGAGCGTCATCTATCACCCGGCGCCCGGCGAACCGAAGACGGTCGAGGCCTACGGCAAGACCTTCAAGGCTGGTGAGGCGCTGGAGATCGACCGCGAGCACCGCGACCGGATCGCCGGAAACCCGCATTTCGAGATCGAAGGCGAGAAGACCTTCGGAGACGATCTGCGGCAGCGGCAGGATGAGGCCACGATCGACGATGACGACGATCTGAGCTTCGACGACAACGTGCGGGCGAACCGGATCGAGGAATACGGCACCGAAGATCCCGAGCAGGCGCTGCGTTACCGGCAGGCCGGCGAGCAGAGTTTCGACGGCCGCGCCCCGACCCGCCGCCAGCGCCGGCCGTCGAAGGACGTCCTGCGCGAAGAGGCGAAGGCGCGCGCCGCCGATCATCAGGCCGACCAAGCAGAGGTCAAGCAGCTGCAGGCGGACGAGGAGTCGGCGGAAGCCGAGCGCCGGGCCCGGATCGAGCAGCAGCAGGCCGAGCAGCGCGCGGGCCACGCCGGTCTGCCGCCCGTCCAGCAGATCACCTGATCACCACCAGAGGAGAAGAGCGATGGCCTCGAAGCCGAAGCCTCGACCGAAGCCCCGTCCGGGCTGCTGACGACAACGGCGGGCGTCCCTCGGGGCGCCCGTCTCGTTTCAAGGGGTGACGCATGTCAACGTCCAGAACCGCATCCGATCTCGTCTATGAGGTCGCCGGGCTGCTCGGCATCCTAGAAGCCGGCGAGGCGCTCGGGCCTGTCGAGTTCGACACGATCGACAAGGCCATTGATCCCGTTCTGGAGGAGGTCTCCGACATCGCCTACATCGGCGACCGCGACGACATCCCAAACCGTTATTTCCAGACGCTGGCGCGGCTCGTCACGGTTCATGCCGCGGCGAAGTTCAGCAACGCGACGCCTGACATGCAGGCGATCCGCACCCACGAACAGCGCTTGCGCGAGCTGGCCGCTCAGGCCACGTCCGCCGACGTCGTCCAGTTCGAGGACTTCTGATGGTCGACGTCCCGTTTCCGCTGCTGTCGGCGCCGGGCCGGGCGCCGCAGGCCGCCGGTGGCCGGCTGGTGAACTGCTACCCGGAGAAGCTGTCGGCCACGGCTGGAAAGCCCTACGCCTATTGGCGCGTTCCTGGGCTCAAGGGCTGGGGAACCACGGCCGGGTCCGGCTTCCGCGGCGCGCTGGTGGTCGGCAACACGCTCTATGCGGTGATCGGGACGAAGGTCTATTCGTTCGCATCGACGGGCGGCGCCGGGACACAGCTCACCGGCTCTGTGACCGGGACACTGCCGTGCACCATGGCGCGCGACAATGCATCGACGCCGAACATCGTCATCGTGTGCCCTGGTGAAGGCGCGTTCATCGTCTCCGGGTCGGCGGTGTCGAACTATCCGGATTCGGACGTTGGTTCTCCGAACTCAGTCGTGTTCCACAAGGGCTTCTTCATCTTCACCTATGGCGATGGGAAGACGCGATCGAGCGACATCAACTCGACGAACATCAACACGCAGAACTACTCGACGGCCGAGAGCAAGCCGGACGCGCTGTATCGTGCCGTGCCGCTCGGGAACGGTCAGTATCTCCTCGCCGGATCATCGACCATGGAGGTCTGGGGCGGGCAGGTGAACGACACCGGGTATCCGTTCAGCTATGTGGCTACGATCGCGCGCGGAATCGTCGGTTCCGATGCGATAACCGGTGATCAAGATGGATGGGGCAAGGGCATCTTCCTGGTCGGAGACGACTTCAAGGTCTCGACGCTCGACGGCTACACGCCGACGCCGATATCAATACCTGACCTAGACCTGCTGATCGAACGAGAGCCCGACAAGACGCTGATCACGGTCGGCTGCTACGTGTCGCAGGGCCATGGATTCGTGGTGGTTCAGGCCCCGACCTGGTGCTGGGAATACGACACGACGCTGCAGACCTGGCACGAGCGGCAAAGCTACCTGCAGACCTATTGGCGCGCGCTGCGTCCGGTGAAGGCCTTCGACAAGTGGCTGTGCGGCGATCGGAAGAGCGGGAACATCCTGCAGATTGACGGCGCCTCACAGGACGAAGTCGGCGACCCGCTCAAGATGCGGATCGAGACAGGACCGTTCGGCGCGTTCCCGAAGGCAGTCCGCATCAACGGGATTGAGCTGTACGTCACCAAAGGCGTCGGCATCGCGACTGGGGCAGACCCGGTGCAGACCGATCCGGTGGTCGAGATCGCTTGCTCGACTGATGGCGGAAACCGCTGGGGTAATCCGCGGCAGATCGCGGTCGGCCGGCAGGCGCTGACGAAGGGCCGCGTCAGATCCCAGATTTGGGGCCAAGCCGAGGTGCAGGGCGTGCGCTGGCGCTTCGACTTCTCGGCCAACGTCAATTTCGGCTTCATGGGAGCGGACATGCAGTCCGACACGCTGCTGTGACCGTCAAGAAGGCGATCCTGCCCGGCCCCGATGTCCCGGTTGTCGGGCAAAGCGGCCTGATGACGCCGTCCTGGTACGCGTTCTTTTCCGATCTGATGCGGCGCGGCGTGCTCGATATGCCGGACGTCGACAACACCACCGCGGCGATCGCCAACGGTCAGCTGCTGATCTGGGACACGTCCCGCGGCAAGTTCAAGCCGTATCCGTGAGGTACTTCTGATGGCTAGCTCCATCGATACGCTGTTCAACGGCGGCGCCGAAAGCCAGGCGGCCGACAAGAACCGCGCGCTCTACACCGATTACCTCAAGAACGGCTTCACCGATCTAGCGACGGGGCACGACAAGGCGACCGACTGGCTTTCGAACGCGCTGCAGTCCTATGCCCCGCTGTCCGATCTGGCGAAGAAGTACACATCCGGAACGGACATGTACCTCGACGCGCTCGGGCTCAACGGGCAGAGCGGCGCCGATGCGGCGACCGCGGCGTTTCAGAAGGGGCCGGGCTACGACTTCACGCTGAACAGCGGGCTCGACGCGATCAATCGGCGCCGCGCCTCGGCCGGCATGCTGGACAGTGGAAACGCGGACCAGGACGCGACGAAGTTCGCCACCGGCCTTGCGGATCAGACATATGGATCATGGCTCGATCGGCTGAGCGGCATCAACAACAACGCGATCAGCACGACCGGTGCGGTATCTGGCGCACAGGCCGGCGTTTATGGCTCGCTGGCCGATCTGGAGCAGCAGTACAACGCCGACCGGATCGGGCTGCGCGGCAACGCGGCGTCGGGCATGGCCTCGGCCAATAACACCGAGGCGGCTGGCAAGGCGGCGGGGGCAAAGAACCTGCTCGGGGCCGGCATGTCGCTGGCCAGCCTCGCGCTCGGCGGCGTCGGCGGCGCCGGCATGGGCAGCGCGATCCCTGGCGCCGTTGGTCCGACGTCGGTTGGCGGCGCTCCGCTGAGCGGCGGAACCGGTCTCGGCAAAGTCCTTTCGTGGTTTGGTGGCTGACCTATGGCAATCGCACCGCTCCAAATTCCGCAGCTTGGCGCCGTCTCGAGCGGCGTCGACTTCGCGCCGCTGGCGAACCTCGGCAAGGTGTACGAGGAGGCTGCACGCAAGCGCGCCCTGCAAGACGCGCTGGCCGGCGGCGTCGACACCAGCAACCCGCAGAGCCTTTCCGAGCTGGCGGCGCGCGTGCTGCCCTATGACTCGACCACCGGCCTCTCGCTGGCGCAGCTCGGCACCACGGCGTCGAACCGGCAGCAGGACATCGCTTGGCGCCAGCAGGAGGCCCAGCGCGCCCAGCAGAACGCAGACCGCTCCTATGGGCTGCAGGTGCGCGCCGCGGACCGTGCCGACGAAGGGCCTGTAGAGACGGCGGCGCAGCGCGCCCAGGCCGCTCGCGCGAACGGTGTCGATCCGGAATCGCCGACAGGCAAGGCTTACGTGCTGACCGGGAAGCTTCCGACTGCTGATTCCTCGGTGAGCGCCGAAGTCGAGCAGCGGAAAGCGGCCGCGGCGGCCAACGGCCTCGACCCGAATTCGCCCGGCTATCAGTCCTACGTGCTCACCGGGAAGATGCCGCGAGAGGATGCGCAGCCGCTCACCGCGACGGACAAGAAGGCCATCCTGGAAGCCGACGATAGGGTGCAGAGCGGCAAGCAGCTCATCGACAACCTGAACAAGGCCAAACGCATTTCAAAGGATGCGTTCTCTGGGCCGATGGCAGGGCAACTCGGCTATGCCGCGAGCTTTCTTGGCGCATCGAGCGATACCGGTAAGTCAGGCATCGCGACGCAGGAGCTGGACAACCTCATCACTGCTAACGCGCTGCAGCAACTCAAGGCCACGTTCGGCGCGGCACCGACTGAGGGCGAACGCAAGATCTTGCTCGACATTGAGGGATCGGTCGGGAAGCCCGACGCGGTGCGCCAGAAAATCTACGATCGCGCGATTGAAGCGGCCAACCGGCGTCTGCAGTTCGAGCAGCAGCGCGCTGACGAACTGCGAGGCGGATCGTTCTACAAGCCGACTGGGGGAACGTCGAAGGGCTCGACGCAGACGACAAGCGCAAACGGCGTGGCGGTGCCGAAGATCGGCGAACTGCGCGATGGCTACCGCTTCCGCGGTGGTGACCCTGCCGACCCGGCGAATTGGGCGAAGGCGGCTCAGTGATGGCGGGTCCGTGGGAAGCGTTCGGCGGCCCGGCAGCGCAAGGCCCCTGGTCGGCATTTCAGAAGCCGCAGGAGGCCGCACCGGCTGAGGATGTAGCAACCTTCGCCGATCGGTTCGGCGAGATGCAGGCACCCGCGCAGGCCCCGCAGCGCGGCCTTGCCAACGCCGTGACGGATATCCCTGGTGAGATCGCGGCCGCTGCCGGCGAGGCCGTGTCGAATCTCAAGGGCGTGACGAACCGCGGTCAGCAAGGCCCGGTCGAGGGACTGATCAACACCGGCAAGGCAGTGCTGGCCGTGCCTCAGCTCCTGATGTCTCCGATCACTGGCGCGGCGCGCGCGGTCGGCGGCAATCTGATGACCCAGGCCGAGCACGCCGCCGGCACGCTGATTAATCCCGAGGTGGCGAAGCGCGACAACCTCGATCAGATGTACGCCACGGCAAAGGGCGATGTGGACACGGCGATGTCGGCGGCAGCGCCTGGCAAGGTGCCGGTGCCGAAGGTCGCGCCCCCGACCATCCAAGAGCTGAAAGCGGCGGCGCGCGCCGGATACGAGGCGCCCGAGGTCAAGTCGTTGGAGGTGAAGCCCGAGACGCTGCGCGGCTATTCCGACACGGCGCGGGCCAGCCTGAACGCCGACGGGTTCGACGACGTCGTGGCGCCAAAGACCTTCGCGCTGCTCGACAAGCTGCAGAAGGTGCCGCCGTCGTCGCGCGTGACCGGCGACAACTTCAACAGCCTGCGCAAGACGCTCGGCAAGGTCGCGCAATCGCCAGACCCGGCCGAGCGCGCCGCGGCGTCACGCGCCATCGACCATCTCGACGACTTCGTGCCGACCATCTCCGGTAAGGACGTGCTGGCCGGCGATCCGGCTGCGGCCGCGGCGACGCTGGCCGAGGCTCGAGGAAATTACGCCGCGGCCAAGCAGGCCGAGAAGATCGACGGCAAGCTGGTGCAGGCCGAGGTTAGGGCCGCGTCGGCGAACAGCGGAATGAACGTCGCCAACACGATCCGCCAGCGCATGGCTGACGTAGTTCTGCGGCCCAAGGAAGCCCGCGGGCTGCGTCCAGAGGAGATCGCGCAGGCAAAGGCCATCTCCGAGGGGACACGCCCACAGAACGCTCTTAGGGCTGCCGGCAACATGATGGGCGGCGGCGGCGGCATCGGGGCAGCTGTGATCGGCGCAGGCGCCGGCGTCGCCACCGGCGGCCCTGGTGCAGTGCTTCCGCTGGTCGGCATGGCGCTGCGCGGCGTGGCGAACCAAATGACCGTCAGGCAGGCGCAGAAGCTGTCCGAGGCGATCCGTTCACGCGCTCCGCTCGCCAGTTCTGCCGCGAAGCTACAGCAGGCCGCCGCTGCCGCGCAGGGCAACCGGACGCCGCAGGCCATGGCCGGCCTCGTTCTGGCCGCCCGCAACCTTTCCACCAATCTGCGCAGCGCCGGGTTCAACGTCGGGACTTCCGACCTGATCCGCGGCCTTCAAGGGCCGATGCCCAGCGGCGCCGAGGACGAACAGCAATAGCCCGTAGGGATACGGGATCAGCAACCAGCACACGACCAACCAGACGAGCAACGCCGCCGGATATGGCGGCCTTTTCCTTTTCGAGGTCTCGATGATCAAGCGCGCAATCCTCGCCTCGGCGATGCTGGGGGCCGCGACCGTAGCACATGCGGCCGGCACCGTATCCGGCTTCTCGATGACGCCGCAGTTCGACACGCTGGGCAAGGTCGCGCCTGGATGCAAGCTGTACGTCTATCAGGCCGGCACGGTGGCGACGCCGCAGAACGCCTACCAGGACTCGGGTCTGTCCACGGCGCTGCCGAACCCGCTGAGCTGCGACGCCTCGGGCCGGCTTCCTCAGTTCTTCCTCGCCGACGGCCTGATCAAGCTGCGGCTCACCACATCGGCCGGGACGCCGATCGGGTCATGGGACAACCTGCTAGTCGTCGGCCCATCTGGCGGTGGTGGCGGTGGCGGAGTCATCGACCCCACGACGATTTACCAGACCGGCGACGTCAAAATCTCGTACGGCAGCGACGCGCTGGACGGCTGGGTCAGAATGAACGGCCGGACGATCGGGTCGGCGACCTCGGGTGCGACTGAGCGCGCCAACTCCGATACGCAAGCGCTGTTCCTGCATCTGTGGACCAACGATTCAGCCCTGACCGTGTCGGGCGGGCGCGGCGCATCGGCGGCGGCGGATTGGGCCGCGAACAAGACGATCGCGCTTCCAGACCTGAGAGGCCGCGTCATCGCCGGGATCGACGGCATGGGGTCAACGGCGAGCGGCCGCCTGTCGCTCAGCTCGTTCGGCACCTATCCGACTTATCTCGGCGCGAATGGAGGGTCGGATTATCGAACCATCGCGCGCGATCAGCTCCCGAACGTATCCCCGACGTTCTCCGGGTCATCCGGGTTGGTAAACGTCACATCTAGTGGTGGATCATATGTTCAAGGCGGTGTTGTCAACACCTCTCTCAACGGCGCCGGAACGCTGGTGGGCATCTCCACGTACTACAATTCCGGATATGTAGGATCGTCCGGCTACTTCACCCCGTCCGGTACGGTCGAATCCCTCAACGGCGGCGTCTCTCAACGGAATCTCTACACGGTGCAGCCCACCGTTCTCATGACGATCTATCTCAAGCTCTGAGGGCGGTTCATGGCGATCATCCTCAACAGCGCCGCGACGAACAATGCGGACTGGAAAACTCAATTCGAGTTCACCGACAGCGAGACGGGCGAAGATATCGACTTCACCGGCGCGTCGATCGAGGTCGAGGTCCGCGACTTCGACGGCTGCGCCCGCATCGTCGCGTCGACCGACAACGGCAAGGTTGCCATCACCGGCACAGGCATCTTCGAACTCACCGTTCCGGCGTCGGAAATGTCGGCGCTGGCGCCCGGCACGTACAAGGTCGGGGGCGTGTACCAGCTCAACGATGAACTGATCTCGCTGTTCACCGGAACGCTCACCATCATCGACGGGGTGGCTCGGCTGTGACGACACCTGTCCTCAGAATCAAGGTTCTGCCGAAGCCGGTCTTGCGCGGCAAGATGGACGTGCGCTTTCCGGCGAACGTGTCGGTTCAGGACTTCCTATCGCTGGTGCGGGCGAACGGCGAATACGCGTTCAGCATCGACTACACGCAGCTCGACGCGGCGGCTATCAACGACCCGACGGCCTTCTACGTCGCGGTTCTCGACGGCGCGGCAGGGCAATACCGGATCGCGTCGCTGTCCGAGCTGGTGCAGTCGACCACGCAGATCGTCCAGCACGTCACGGCGGCCGGCCCGGTCGACATCGCCCCGAATGCCGGGATCGTGCTGGTTGACCAGGCAGTCGGCGCGCCGATCACGCTGAACCTGCCTCTGGCGTCCGCCAAGACCTGTCCGGTGCTGATCTCCGATTGGAAGGGCGACGCCGGGACCAACAACATCACCGTGACGCTCGCGGGCTCGGACAAATTCCCCGGCGGCCTCTCGAGCTGGAAGCTTGGCGCTGACACCGCGAGCATCTTCGCGCGGCCGGCCACTGGATATGGGTACGTGCTATGAATCTGCTACATCGTATTCTCGGGGCCGCTGCGGCGGCCTTTTTCATGGCCGGTGCTGCGCTGGCGCAGAACGCCGGCACCGTGTCGAACCACGCCTTCGCGATCGGGAAGGGGCCGGGCACCACCGGCTACACGTCGCTACTCTGCTCCTCGGCGCAGCTCGCGGTGGGGCAGGCCGCGGCCGATCCGATCTGCCGCACCATCACCGGCGATGTGACGATCGACGCATCGGGCGTCACCGCGATTGGCGCCGGCAAGGTGACGAACGCGATGCTGGCCGGCTCGATCGCGGCCTCGAAGCTGATCGGGACGGACATCGCGACGGTCGGCACCGTGACGGCCGGCACATGGAACGCCGGCACTATCGCGATCCTCTACGGCGGCACCGGCGCCACCACGGCG